GTACTAGTACATGCCTCACATGCTAGTACGAGGGCACATGCGGTTTGATGAAAAGGAGCACGAGAGAATGGCCGAACTAGAGACTAGAATCTTGGTTCTAGAGGGTGAGCTGGCCGAACTACAAGATGAACTTGCAAGAACTAGAAAAGCGGAAGCGGAATTAGAGCGCACAAACAGTAAGCTAGAGAAGAAACTGCTAGTCGTTGGGAATAGGAGGGCGAGACGGGACGCCATGGTGAATGCGACGGAGGCATTCGAAGAGGATCTTTGCCACTACTCGGGACCCACCGCCATGAACGGTCGCCGTATCCGCTATTTGTTGTATCATATGGCGCAAGAAGTGGACGAGACCGACTCCAGAAGGGCAATTCGCGAGGCACTGATGGCATTGATGTATGTGGCACAAAAGGATCTAGGATATCCCAATGTCGACCTGGAAAGCATCTTGCGGAAATAACTATTTAATGAGGTCGCGCGATAACTAGGAATGGCTCTCGATATTCACGAAGACATTAATAAGAAGTTAGATAAACTCATGGAGGCGAATAAGATCCCCAACATAATATTCCACGGACCGGCTGGAGGGGGAAAGAGAATTCTGGTTAACGCTTTTGTACAGAGAATTTATGCGGATAGTCAGGAAGATCTGAGAGACTGCGTTATGGACGTTAATTGTGCACACGGCAAGGGTATCAAGTTTGTGCGGGATGACATAAAGTTCTTTGCTAAAACAAACATGAAAGGAGGTTCCACTTTCAAGACGGTTCTCTTGACCAACGCCGACAAATTGACTTCTGACGCCCAGTCCGCCCTTAGGCGTTGCATTGAACTCTATACTCACACAACGCGCTTCTTCATCATAGTCGAGGACAAGTACAAGCTTCTCCGCCCAATACTCTCCCGCTTCTGTGAGATCTACGTTCCAGAACCGCGCCTTGTGAAAGACCGAATCAACCTTCATCAGTATGTGCTCGATCGCTGTTTTCCCGGCGAACGAAAACATAGTAAGCTTGTACAGTCTCGTCTTGGCAACCTTATTAACAGTGCCGACACTTCGAGCTACAAAGGTATATTGGAGACCGCAGACAAGCTGTATGAAAAGGGATTCTGTGCACTGGATCTGATTCAGCACATTGAGACTATGGAGATGTGCCCGAAGAAGAAGTACCAATATCTCCTGGTGTTCCGGCGAATCAAGCGGGAGTTTCGCAATGAGAAGCTTTTCATGACATTTATTTTGAACTTTATATTTTTACGTTCTGAGTATGATTTAGAAAATGTAACATTTATGTAAATGGACGACTATTCGGTAGCCAGTCTTAGTGAGTCAAAGAACGAGTGGTGCGCTCGTCTAGTCAATACCCTGACCCCGGCTGTTATCGCGGGTTTGAAGTCAATCTTTGAAGAAGCCTGGAACGTGTGTCTAGAGAATGATGAGGAGGATAAATATCTAATGACATTTCAGACCTTTCTGAGTCGTGTCCCGAGATGGAACACACAAATGATCGAGGACGAGCGCAAGCGGATCGAAGAAGTATCGGCGTGTGCCTACTTAGAAGAGCTGATAACGTGTGTTCACGTTATTCAACTGAAAGCCTTGACATGCGTGCGTGTTGGGCAAAAGCAGAAGAAAGTAGATATTGATGTGCCTAGTGCTGACCAGTTCGTACACCGAGTATACACCAACGTTGCTCGTAAACTTTACACTAATGTGTATTTATTTGAGAAGGATATCAGTCCTCTAGAAGTCCAAAAACACAACCGTGAACTTGAAATGATTATAAAGGAATGCGTTCTCAATGCGGTGAGGGACACTATGCCTGTAGAACAGATCCTTCGGGCATACATGGACGAAACTGAGGAACAACACGTGGACGTGAAGGAGCAGCTGTTGGTCGAGGAAGCAAGTCCGATAGATGCAGCCCCCTCGGAGCCGGCTTGTCCGGAGGAAGCTAAGGAGATGTCGGTGGAAACTGCCGACGCAGTAGAGAAATCCACTGAAAACATTGTCTTGAAAACAGAGGAAGCGGTTCAGTCCGCCTTCGAGAGCGCGGCACCGGCTGCCGGAAATCCTTCTCTTAGCGTTGCGCCCACGCTAGCGAACGAGACCTTGACTTTCTCGAACGTAGACAATGCTATTGACCCGAATGGGGTGCAGACTACTATAGAAGCTCCGAAGACGGCCGAAAGACTCGAGCAGATCGCCACTGAGTCCGCGGAGCGCGCCCGTCAGGAGCGCGATGAAGAAGAGGATGAAGATGTTTTGAAAATCGGGGGGGACGTAACGCTCGAGCTAGCAGATGTGAATGATCTCAATCGTGAAGTCGCGCTCCAGGCCCCTCCGGCTCTTGAGGGAGTGGAAGTCCTAGATCCTTTGTAGAACGCGTTTACGCTCCAAGGAATTTATCCAGTTTTTTATTAAATGGATAAATTCGTCGCATCGGCAGTGGTCGCGGCCATATTCGTCCTAGCGAAGGTAATTGAGGCGAAGATTGTCAAAAAAGAGGAAAATAACATCAGGAAAGTTGGGAGAGATGGTCTTTTGGTGTACATTGCAGCGCTTGCCGGTCTCTACGTTGGAGAACTATTTCCCTCAGTTGCAGGAAAAGCTAGTGCGCCAGGTGCGTACACAGATGCACCTGAGTTTTAGTCGACGTAAGACGGGTAGGAGTCTATGTCCATAATGGTCCCAGCTTTATTAGCTAACTTTCGACTCACAATATACTTGGAAAAGTGTCTGTTGGCCAGAACTGCCTCTGGGGTATGTTCGTGTACAGTGCGAGCTATCATTTTGTAGAGCTTGAATTCTGGGTATCTTTCTTGGCCGTTAGTTTTGTACATCACGTTACGCCCTTTATCGTCATGGCACCACTGGACGATAATTTTTTCGATCTCGGATAGATCTTTCATTTCATCGGATACATCCTCGACGAGGAAGTCGTAGATCGAGCACCCCAGCCGACACAGGTCGAAACTCAGGTTCGGTTCGAGACGAGGCTTATTCTCGTTGAAGTAGGGCTCACAATTGTACTGGGTGGCAGCGTCGCCCTTCGGGTGGAAACTGTCACTGCAAACCGTCTTGCCTTTGAACTTATAGATTGCGCGCCCAAAGTCAATCAACTTGTATATCCTTCCATAGGTAGGGACCTTGTAGTATATTCCACCGAGCTTGTAACATAGGTTTTTCTTGTCCGTCCTTATCCACATGATGTTGTTTGTATGGAGATCATTATGTGTAAGCGAAAACGTCTTTTGAAGCGTGGCTAGAGTCAGGAGTACCTGGGCTACCATAGAGCTTAGCTCCCTGTCGTTAAGAGAATCGTGCACCAGTAAAAAGTCAAGGGTCTGCTCGCATCTCTCGAGTGCTATGGCTTGCACTGGGAAGCGTGGGATCGTTGCAGTGATCACATCCTCGGTGGCCGTAGAGCAATCACTTCCCGTAACGGATCCTGAGTCAGAGTCAGAGTGTGCGTCCCCCGTATGCGACGACCGCGACGAACAGGAGCTCGAGCTTGTGTCCCTGGAGGCGCGCGCGCTGGAGCCGCCCTTTTCGGTTTCTCCCACATCGACGTTCTGTTGAAACATGAGCTCCAGATTATCACTCAACTGGGTGGTGCCATTAGTGGCGAAGAGGTCGTCAAGTTCGGAGAGATCCCCAACATCCGACAGACGCAACGCCGCAGGGGAAATATCTTCTTTCCCCACACATAAGCGTTTCTTCATGTTGCGCGTGTCGTAGTTCATAAGCTCCTCTTGGAACTCACTATTGAGGGTGAAAAGCGACCCTTGGTTCTTGTGAAAGAAATTAGAGTCGTAAAGGTAATCTATGTCGTCATTGAGATTAATAATAAAATCTTGCTTCGTTGCCAGGAATGACCCATAAAAATCAAGTCCATGCACGAAGCCGTGTCGGTGAAGTAGCTGGCTTGTAAGGTACGTGGCGAAAGAGTCTACATAGGCAGCATTGTTCGGGTCTAGGACCTTGGCGTTCACTCTGGATATGCCACGTCCTGGAAGATGAAACAGGTCTGGGTCAGTGACATCGTACTTCCCCACCAGGTATTTGATTGGATCTAGGAGAGGACTGAGTTTGAAGAATACATTCTTTTCAGAAACTTTTCCCTCCTCGTCCACAACGAGGGCAGTGCATTTGTTCTGGCTTTCCGACGACACAATCTTCGTAATGGTGTACTTATGGTTCAGATTTATGCTATTATGGTTGCTGTCGGTAAGTGCGAAATACTTGTCGTACATTGGGATGTAGTTCTGAACGTTGTCGAAACGCAGGTGAGGGAACGAGCCTAAAGTTGAAAAAAGAGTACTGTTGTCGTTCTTCCGATAGGATAACTCCATTATCTGTTCCTACATTAGAATAGCAAGGTTTAAACTCATTCGCGGTCAAAATGCCTTTATTATATATGTTCGGCATATATGACGCTCGAGCTCAAGAAGTTCTCTATGCAGAATATTACATTTAAGGCGGACGAGAACAAAGGACCGGTTATCGTCCTCATCGGAAGGCGAGACACGGGTAAGAGTTACCTTGTGCGTGATCTTCTCTTCTACCACCAGGATATTCCTATAGGAACCGTGATATCGGGTACAGAAGCGGGAAATGGGTTCTATGGTAGTCACGTTCCAAAACTGTTCATTCACGAAGAATACAATACGGCCATAGTAGAGAACATTCTGAAGAGGCAGAAAACCGTCCTCAAGCAAGTGAAGCGGGAAGTTGAACAGTACAAACGCTCCACGATTGATCCCCGAGCATTTGTTATACTAGACGATTGTCTTTTCGACGCGACCTGGACAAAGGACAAGATCATGAGAATGCTCTTCATGAATGGGAGGCACTGGAAGATAATGCTCGTTATCACCATGCAGTATCCACTAGGTATTCCACCTAATCTTCGCACCAACATCGATTATGTCTTCATCCTGCGAGAACCATATATCTCTAATCGCAAACGCATATGGGAGAACTATGCAGGAATGTTTCCAACACTCGAGTCATTCAGTCAGGTAATGGACCAGTGTACAGAGAACTATGAATGCCTAGTGATAGATAACAATAGTAAGTCGAACAAACTCCAGGACCAGATATTTTGGTATAGAGCAGAGCCGCACGGAGACTTCAAGCTCGGCTCCAAGGAGTTTTGGGAGATATCGAAAGACCTCAACTCAGACGACGATGATGCGGATCCATACGATCCAGGCGCCTCGAAAAAGAAAAGCGCTGGACCAAAGATCAATGTTCGAAAGAGCCGCTGGTGAGGTCTATATCTTGGCAGCGACGCACCTCATCGAGGCTGCGAGAGAATCCTTCTCCTCTTGGGACATGCATACCTGACTATCGCAGTTGTGTGCTTCGGGAAGCCGGTGCTTCACACAAAATATATGTGTGCATTTCCCGCATTTCCCGATTAATTGTTGGGCCAACGGAACTTCCTGGTCGCACTCTTTTTTGTAGCACACGGGGTGCTGGCTTTTTCGCTTCTTCTTCGCCATACTACTTATATATATGGTCTATATTTAAG